GTAAATCCTCCGCTTTGACCAGCTAGTCCAGTCAGTGTAGGAGGAATACCAAGACCGGCATAAATACTATTAAGAACTGGCTGATATTTCTCAGTCCCAAGAAATTTATACACCTGAGTAGTACTTTCCTTATAGTCAATTTCTGGACCCCATACTAGATCCATAGTACCACCACCAACATTACTGGCCAGAATATTTCTAAGCTTGTCAATTGCAGCTTTATTCGGCAAAATCTTATGATCTAAATCGCCCAATCGCCATAGGCGAACATTAGAAATTGCGCCATCTAGTGCCGACATATCTGCCAGTTTCATTTTCTCTAACATTACAACATCATCAATGATAGCATTAATCATTGGATTAGCCCAAACATCCCAATCATCTTTCTTATAAAAGAAGGTAGAAATTCTTTCTGGCTCTAACTCAACAAATTCACTACCACTTTCTAGTGCCTTTCTGATGTTATCTGGTATTTTCATTAACATGTCAGCATCTTTGTTTTCTCTAAAGGCTTTCTTTAGCGATTGAGATATTTGCATTTTTAAGACAGGCTCAGACATGAAAAAGCCATTGTAGCCGCCAACTACTTCCAAAGAAACTGGATTAAGAAAATCATATCTTAAAGGTATTTGCTTTTTTACAACTTTTGGAGGTTGAATTACAACATCTTCACCCTTAGACATTTCAGTCTGCATCTTTTTAGAAATTTTGCCATATCTTTTATAAATGACAACATTGCCCACTCTGTATAGCATATTCAAAAATCTTTCAGATCTTTCCAGTCCATTGATTTTGTTCCACCATTTTCTGTAGAATTTTTGGACTTTCTTGTTTGGGTGGTATAATGTAATACCCTGTGATCCAAAGTCGCCCATCAAATCAATAACATTTTTAATAATGCCAACACTATCATAAGCCCTCATGCACATTGACATAGCGCCCTTGGATTTATTTGCAGGCTGTTCGCTCCTTCTGAAACGATAATAATCATCTCTTAGATATTCTGTCCGCACAGAAATATTTGGTTCAATATCTAAATATGAACGATGACTAGCATTTGCGCTCAAAATACCATCGTAACTGTCGATATTTCCAGCGGTTTTTTCTATGGCTTCTTGCTGATCTTCTTCTGAATTCCAAAAAATATAAGGCGTTTCTGGTTTTCTTTCTGGTATCTCTGACATGCTAAACCTATCAATTGAATTGTTATCGGAATGTAATTTGATTACACTATATTATACGCCAAAAAATATTAATAAGCGCCTTTAATTCCTTCTGTAAACCAACTTGGTCCAGAAAAATCTGGTCCGTCATGGTTTTTGGATGTATCTACTGAAGCAAATCCTCCGTAACTGACGTAGGGAGCCTGCTTTACAACTTTACCTATATTTTTAGCAGCCATATTTGCCATCAGTAATGAGGAGTATCTATCTTTCCTCATCCTTTTTTTCTTGCCAACACCTACTTTAACTTCTGGCGTGTCCCATCTATCTCTGCCATTTGTAGTCTGCGACATCTCTATTAAAGCTAACTCATTTTTTAACTCTTCGATTTCCATCACGCAATCTTCTAGAGTGTCATACACCCTATTATTTGCTTTGTCCTCTTCTATAGAAAGGCCAATTGTAACAGGGTCAAATCTTGGAAATAATAATATCTTGTCTTCAAAATCTTTTCTAAGTCCATGATTAGCTTCGCAGTACCAATCATATTTTGCAAATTGACACATCTCTAAAATATGCATTCCCGGTGAGTCATCAGACGGCTTAGGCTTATCTTCGTCTATAGTGGGCCATATGGGCACTTCTCCGGGCTGTAGCTGTTTGGAGTCATGTAACGCTTCTGCGATTGATATACCGCCGCCTTGCGCGTCTAAAGCTATATGACAGATTGGAAACAAATTCATAAGCTGTCTAATTTTTCTAGCACAATATGAATAAAAGTTATCTTCTCCGGTCAAACCTTTTTTTACTTTATCCACATGATCTTTTCTTGTCGTAGTCCAGCAGTGAACCACTCTTCTATGATCTTCATTTAGCTCTAAAATAATAATACTAAAATTATCAATCTCCGATGCTGGATCAACGCCCATAACATATCTTTTTGATAAGTCACCCTTAATCATTGGATCAAAATAAACATCTCCGCTCTTTAGTTTTATTGGTTCTATATCTGTTGCCACACAAGACTCTATTAAACTTCTTTTGAAAAACCCTTGACTATCTTTTGCAAAACATGCTCCAAATTCCATTAAATAAATTCCATTATGGACAGTAGCTTTAGACCGAGCAATTTGACCTTCATCCATAAATCCTTTTGGCACTAAATCTACAGGAACTCTAATCACAGAATAGTCATCCCATTTAAAAGACTCTGGCGGTTCTTCACCTTTAAATACATCTGTTTTAATTCGTTCTGGATCTCCTTTTGTTTGTACGATAGCTTTCCATCTTTTCCAATAATCAGCAAAATGATTGAAGTCATAATAAGCAGTACCAGATAAAATAATCTGATTGCTTTTATCTATAAAATCATCAGCTTCTGATGTTAGCAAATCCGAGTTGATACCCATTTCTTTTGCTTTTTGTTCAGCGGCTAATCTTTTAACATTTTCAGCAGGAGAGGCTGACACGGCAGCAAAGCCAGCAATAACATTTTCAAAAATTTCTCTAGACATAGATGCAAATTCATCAGCCACAATATCATTAGCACGTTGGCCTCGAATTTTTTGGCCATCGCCAATAGGCAGAGCAGATATTGTACTTCCGTTTAAAGTCATCCGACACATATCAACATCGCGTCGTGGACCGCTATTGCTATCACAAACGTCTCTCAGAATAGGAGAATTTTTCCACATGCTCTCCATGTAATCATGCAGGTATTTAGACTGTCTAAACGCAGCGCCCACAACAACTACTTTACGACCCGGTAAAAACAGCGCCCTTAGCATACAATAAAGTGATAAGAGAAAAGTTTTACCTAAACCTCGACTTCCAATTAGCATGGGAAATTTTCTGTTCCACATTTCCTTGAGCATCATAGCTTGCATTGGTAGCAAATCAATATTTAAAATATGCTTGCATACGAAAGAGAAATATTCTGGCTGCATCAGAAGCCAAGTAAATCTCATATGGAATTCATCTGGATCGTCAGTTCTTAATATCTCTAGAGGGTTGATTATATGTTTATCGTCAACCTTGATATTTAACCAAGCGTCATTAATAATACTTAATATTTCAGAATTTAATTTTGCCATACGGCCTTATGCCTTCTTTACAGAATCAACAAGTCCATAATCGACTGCTTCTTGAGATGTTAGAAACCAATCACCTTTTACATCTAGCTTTCTTTTTATGGCCGATCTAATGTAAGATTCACTTTTACCCTCAAAGAAGATAGAACTTGCACACTTCGAGGCATATATGTCAATCATTCTCTTATCGCAATAATCCTCCCAAGCTGACCAAGATCGTGCTTGATTTCTAGTAAGATGAGAGCCAATTCCTGTTGTGCCCTTATGTAGTAGCCAACAGCAGTTTGGCATTGTAACTCTATGATCTGCGGCTTGTGGTACGATAGAACCCATAGATGCCGCAACGCCATGAGTACATATAGTAATATGACACTTGCTTTGTTTTATGGCATCATACATCATAAAGCCAGCTTCTTCATCGCCGCCTATGCTCATCTGATGAATATAAATATCATCTAAGGATATATTTTCCAATATCCTGATATTTTTAACTAATGTATTTGCCATCCTCCAGTCCACACCCGGATCACCATCATCAGGTCCATAGCTTCCATGAACAAATATTTCGCGTTTTTCAATTATGAGATTATGCGCATGGGCTTCTGCCGACATCTCAGAATTTTTGCTGTTCATTTTTTCTCCTTATAAGGATGATATGTCTTGTTCCAACTTTTTTGCAATATTGTAGACAAAAGCCTCAGCTTCATATCTATCATTACAAAATACTAAATCTATATCAAACTTTTCTTCTAACTCTCTTACTAATCTACAAAAGTATCGTGATCCTATTCTTAGAAACTTTAATCTATTTTTAGGAATCCCAGAATTTTTAGGAAAATCGGAAAGATAACCTTCTGGAAATTCACAAACAATATATGCTTTTTCAAATTTCTCTAGTTGCTCCAGCTCCCTATAGAACCTCTCTTTGTTTTTTGTTGTTGCTAAATTATTATAAAGCTCTCCCGTAGAAGCTTTTCTCTCGACTCTAAATTGGTTCTCAAGGAGTTCTGTAGTATAGTCCCCATACTTTAATCCAGCTCTAACAATTTCCAGATTTTCTGCGAAAATGAAATCCCAGCCCTGTTTTTCTCTAGTGTCTTGAATTATTTTCATTCTTCTTGATTATTCCCATGAACAAGGAGATGTAATGATGTTCCTGATCCTTTATTGAATCATGACAATTCCTACAAAGAGTAATCAAATTAAATGTTTCAAATCTCATGTGAGCTGCC